CCTGAGTCTGATCTTAACTGATTTATCTCACCATGTATTCTACCATTATGCTCATACTTCATTATAGAATTTAAAAAAGTATTATGAAATTTATTTATCTCCCGCGCTTGTACAATGAACTTAGAAATCTCATGCTCACTATTTACTAACCAATTTTGCGTAAAACTTGGCTCACCTGACTTTGGTGTTTTGGGGTACTCAATATTTAAACGATCAAAAGCAAAACCTATTTGCCTTGCGTTCCATATGTCAACATCTTTACCTACTAGTTTATTTATCTGCTGCAATATAACCTTTTCTTTTTTAATAAAATTATCTTTTAACTGCTCTGCTTTTTCTTTATTTACACGGATACCTTTCTGTCGCATCTTAATAAGTATGGGCAACAAATCTCTTTCTAGATTCCAAATTGTTCCAAGATTTTGTTTACTTATTTCATGTTTAAAACGCTGCCATAAAAGATACGTGAGCCGTGCATCTTGTTCCGCATAATATCCAACATGTTCTGCTGGTAACTTCCACATCTCCATTTTAGGATCAACACCATGCGCTTTTGCTGCTTCTATTAAATCTGTTTCTGCTTTTAACTCACCTATGTAATCTTTAGCTAGTGCATTTAATTTGTAACTGTATCTGTTTTCATCTATTAAAGCACCAGCAATCATGGTATCTACAATCTGGCCACGCACATCGATACCATAAGCTTTAAGCCACCCAACATCATACTGCGCATTATGGAAAATTTTACGACAGGGTAATCGACATACATCGTGCATGTATTTTAAAACTTGTTCTTTAATTAGATTACCACCACCAAAATGACCAAAAGGGTAATAAGCTTGAAAACCCTCTGTTGCCACAGCAAAACCTATAATCTCACCACGACCTAAAGCCCATCCTGCACCAAGACCTTTATTAATACCATCATCTCTAGTTTCTAAATCAATAGCTATCTCTTCTGCATCACTAAGATCTCTATATTCTAATGGTGATGACCATATATGCTTTTTAAAATTAAATGTCAGTTGTAAGCTAGTCATCCTTGTAATCTCTTTCTATTATCATGTCTATATAATGTTTTGCTTTCTCAAGATCGTCTTTACCACCTTTACCTTTGTGTCTACATACGTATTTGATAACGTTGCCCTCAGCAAAAAGTATTTTGTTTTCATTAATAAATTGTGAAGGTTGTATTTTAAACACTGTGTAGTATTGACCACCTCGTGTCCATAAATTATTTTTCATGTAAAAAATCTCTTTTTATTTCATCAAGTAAGTTCAAATAAGTTAGTTGATTTTTGTCCTCTTCAAACTCGATTGTCAGCATCATTCTTACACCATTGTAATTAATAACCATATGTTCTTTTTGATTATTAAATATAAACCTGCTGCCAGGATAATATTGCAGCTCTATAACAGAATGGTTTACATCGTTGTATTCTCTAAAAAATGTGTGTGATTCATTTGGTGTCATAATTAGAGAGTTTATACATACACCCCTGTTTGAGTCCCTGTGCCAGTTGTATATTGTTTTGTCCTCCATTTTTAAAACACCAGCTTTATATTTATGTCTGCCGTATAACCAAATATAAAAATCATCTGCAAACAAAATGTTTAACGGAATCGGTGTTGCTGTAAAGTTAAAATATTTTACCCATTGGGTGTCAGGATTAAACACTACATTGTGCAATTCAGGACTATAAAATTGACCTATGGGTAATTCTTCAAAGTAAGGGCTCATTCTCTCTCCTGTATGTAAACCAAGTAATCCATGCCTATCGGATAATTATACTTATAATCTGTGGATAATATATGTAAAGTATTTTTTGCCCGTGTAACACCTGTATAGTATACACGTTTTTCGTCCGATTGTTCATGGGTATTTTTATTAACAAAGGCTGAAGGCCAATTGGTTTTAGAATAAATCAACACATTATCTGCCTCACCACCTTTAACAGAGTGAATGGTGTCTATGATAATTTGAGGATCTGCATTTAATTGTTTTTGCCCGTATCTTTTTAATAATCTAATAAAATATGTTACCTGTTCTGGTTTAAAGTTGCGCTGTAATATCTCCCACCATGGTTTGTTTTTAGCTTCATCTGGTAAGTCTAAACCACACCACTCTTTTAATCCTTTGAAATCATATTCTTGGTAATCAGGTAGACTACTCCAAAACTTATCACGTCTAAAACTTAAGTCTTTTAATTCACGAATAAATTTAAACATCGTTTCAGCAGCTCTCTTATCTAAGCTTTTACCTTTTGTGATTTTTGTCCATGCTTTGATTGCAGACCATTGAGCACTATCAAACGATCTAGTGCCTTTATTGTCGCCATAATATAAGCCAGCATCTTTGGCACACATTCTTAATTCATTTACAGTTGTATTAACTCTACCTAAAATATACCAAGTGCCAGGTAAAGTGCCTATGGGTATCTCGTTAAAGTTGAGATATCTTTTCACCGCACCTGATTTGTTCAAAGCTTCATATTCTTTTTCTACACTATCGACTATACCTCTTCGTATAATTTGAGAGAAGTGATGAATAGCCTCACCAAATCGTCTAGTCTTTCTAAGTACAACTTTTCTACCTGGAAAATATGTTGTAAAATATTTTGGATCTGCCCCATTCCATTTATATATACCCTGATCATCATCACCGGCTAAATAAATTCTTTTTACATTGGCACACATTTTATAAATTACAGACCATTGTAATGGTGTGAAGTCTTGAGCTTCGTCCAAAATTAAAATTTCTAACGGCGGAAAGTTAACTTCATCTATTGAGCGTTCAATCATGTCAGTAAAATCTATGAATGATTGTTTTTTGTACGTTTCGTAAGTATCTATCTTTCTTAAAAATATATCTAAGCTATCTCTTTTGTATGATTCTTTTTTATACACTAGCCTTGGATCCTCTAACATATTTCTAGCTTTGTCATAGATACCTAAAGACCAATCTTTGTATGTAAAATTGTCGTCTGATAAGCGCGCGTCAGATGTTTTAATTATTTTAGCCTGTAAGGCATAGTCCAACATACAATTTTTTGGATCAAAAACCTCTTCTTCAAAATATCTACGACAATACTTATGCAGTGTTTTAAATCTTTGAAAGTCATCATCTGTATATTGAGTAAAGGCAGCTAAAGCTCTATCTCGAGCTGTATCGACTGCTTTATTTGTAAAAGAAATAAAAGCAATATCTTTTGGATGTACCCCTTTATTAAGATGACCCTTTAATACACGTTCTATTAATGTGTAAGTTTTACCTGTTCCAGGCGGTCCAAAAATCTTAATTGTTTTTTGGTGTATCTTTTTGTGCCTCTGGAGCTCTAAATTTTCCTGCATGATATTGTTCATCCATTTCACTAATTGAATCTTTTGGTTTTGCTTTCACTGCTTGATGGTTTACAAAATCAGGCATTTCAACACACCAAACATTTTTTTCACCTTCGTGGTAATCCTTTCTCTCACAACCTAACAACCTAAGTGCATCAGCGGTTGTGTTAAAAACTTTGGTTGCACTTTTCTTTATAAATTTATCAAGAGTTAATTTTTTAAAATAACATAAATTAGACTTACTATCCAATACAACATACCCATCTTTCAATTTATCAAATTTATCCTGCTCTATGTGTGTTTCAAAAAAATTCTTTAATACAGAATAGCGTTCTTCTTCAAGCGTATCTGCATATGTGTGCTCTAGACTCTCCTCAGATTGTTCTACAATACCTTTCATCAAAAGCTCAAAAGGACTAGGACCTTTTCGTGGTTTTGGTAGTGTAAGCCAAAACACTCTATGTCTTAAAAGTCTAACTCTAAAAGACTTTTCATCTTTCATATCTTCCGGTGTAATCGTTATGTGTTGACCTTTATAATCAAATTCATACCAAATATTTTTTGTGTCCTGAATGTATTTAATATTGGTAAATTGTTCAATCACATCAGGTACAGCATCACCTATTCCAAGACTTCTAGTTTTGCATAAATCTTTATTACAGATTGGTTGATATTCTGGATGTTTAGGAGGACACTGAAATGTATAGCCACCTTTTGATACTGACTTAGCTAAAGCAATAACTTCATTTGAAGATAATGGTTGTGAAAAAATTTGATTATTTCTTGTTAGTGCAATTTGTTCTAATTGCTGCACAGATAAAGATGCATCTTTTTTGCTTTCTAAAACTAAAACATTAAATAAAAAATTGTTTCTATTATTACCACTCCAACCCTCTTGAATTAGTTTTTGCACACAAGGTGGATAATCCTTCCATTGTGACTCTGCCTCGTAGTCTTGAACTTTAAAATTAAAAAAGTCCTCAGCTGCAATCATTTTTTCGTAAGCTATCTCTATAAACTTACCCACCAAGACTGGTGTATTATTGTCATCAAAAGCAAATTCCATTGATGCATTTACATTGTGATATGGCATATTAACAGCTTTATTGCACGGAAAAATCTCTTGCGCTAAAAAATACTGTTGGTTGATTTCATTTAATTTTCTAAGAACTTTGTCTGTGCTAGTAAAATCATTAAAGAATACAAATATATGTAAGCCACCAGATTTAGACTTAACTGGTACAAAAGGTAATTTATATTTTTTAATAATTTCAACATATTTTTTTTCAGAGTAATCTTTGTAATTATTAGGATCAACATCAATACACGCCCATTTGCATTTGTTGTCAACCTCTGGTTTTAGACCTAACCTAAGTTCACCCTTTAGATGTTTTTCCCATATGTCGCTGGTCACTGGTTCGTGAACAGTCATATACTGAGCAGACTTCTTCCCCCTCTCATCATCCTCCCCAGTTAGGGAGGACTTGAGATATTTAGAATTATCGCCCTCAAAGAGTGCAAATAATTTATCGTGCATTTAGAATGGTACGTCGTCTTTTACTTGTGGTTTTTCGACAGTAGCTTGTGGTTTTTCTGACTCAAAGTCTACTTTACCAAAAATGTCTGATTGCATAGCACTGCTATAAAAATCTTTAGTTAATTCTAAAGTTTTTTCTTGATTCGGTTTATTTAAAAAAGAATCAAATGCAACCTGCCAACCAATCCAAGAGCCTTTATTGTTAGATTCTTGTACAGAAATCAAACGATAGACAGTTGCCCAAGAAGGTGGTGTAAAAAAACCTTTTTTACCTTCTAGTCTTCTGCTCTGAATCATAGAATTCCACAACCTAGAAATTTTCTTTTGTGTAGATTTCATGGTGATTAAAGCTTGTTCAACAGGTTCATACTTATTGTTAAGTATGTAAACGAAATGATTACCTGTATCTTCTACATAATTACCATTTGATAGCCTGTCTTTACCATCATCTCCACGTTGTGTTTGTTTCATGATACCAGGATCTCTACTAATTTGAATTGGTCTTCCTGGACTTGCACCTCTGTCTGCCCATTCATTAAATGTATTAACGTACAGGCATGGCACTACTAAAATGCCCTCATTCCCTTTGTAAAGACTACCTGTGATTTCATTATAAATGTCACCAACTCGTGCATCTTTATTAAATTTGCCATCATTTTGATTAGTGAATGGCGAGTTTGCATTGATAAGTTTTAAGATCGGTAGTTTAGTATCTTTTGCAGTAACATACTCACTACCCTGTCCTGCAAATTCTTCCAGTGCAGATACTGCACCGACTTCTTGTTTTTTTTTCATTGCTACTTCATTCATTGTTTACTCCTTTTCTTTAATGATTGTTTTGTTTGCAACATAAACTCCAAAAGTTTCCATAGGTATTTGTTTACCAGCTTCAATCTGCTCTCTTACAAAAGCTCTTAAAGTTGATGATTCTACTTTTTCTTTTTGAGTTACTCTGTCTGAACCAACTTGTCTTTTCAAATCCTCAAACACTTGTGTTGCCACATTGTCTTCTGATCTAATAAAACTAACTGTCAGATCGTTTTTAATAATGTCGCCAGCATTATTATTCCTTAGCCAAGTAAAGGCTTCAGATTTGTTTCTATCGGCGATCTTTGCATGATAACTAGGTCTTATTTTTACAGATGATCCATCTGCAAGTTTTAACTCAGATATACCTGCTTGTTGCATTAAGTCTGGAATTTGTTTTTCAGAATATAATCTTTCATCGTCTTTAAGTTTTTTTAAATCTTGTTCGACTTGTTCAATTTGTTTCTGAAGTTCCAATAACTCGTTGCAAGATTGTGCGATGTCTTTTGCGACACCTGTATCCACCCTTATGGAGGCAGATTCTTTTTCGAGGTCCATAAGAACTCCTTTCCATTTATCTTTTTAAATTTTTAAAATTGACTTGTCAACATTAATTTTATATAAAGTTATAATAGTATGGGATACATGTACAAAACCAAGCCTTATCAACATCAACGTGATGCATTGATAAAGGGAGCAGATCAATATAATTTTGCCTACTTTATGGAAATGGGTACAGGCAAAACAAAAGTCAGTATTGATAATGCAGCATATTTATATCAAGAGAAAAAAGTAAATGTAGTTCTTGTTGTCGCACCTAACTCAGTCTATCGAAACTGGCAAGATGAAATAAAAACACACAGTCCTGTTGATACAACTATTTATACACATAAACAAGATAAAAAATTCATAAAGAAACCAGGGCACTTAGCATTTTTTTTAATTAATGTAGAGTCTTTTTCAAGATCATCAGGCGCAAAAGCTGTAGAAAAAGTAATTGCAGAATATAAAGAAACTATGATGGTTGTTGTAGACGAGGCCACTACAATTAAAAATAGGACAGCAAAAAGAACGAAAACACTTACAAAGATCTGTCGTCCAATAAAATACAAAAGAATTCTTACTGGATCACCTGTAACAAAATCACCATTAGATTTATATAGTCAGTGCGGTTTTTTAAGCACAAGTTTGCTAGGGTATGAAAATTTTTATGTATTTAGAGCTAGATATTGTGTTATGAAAACAATCGGTTTACAACGCACAGGACGACAAGTATCATTACCTTTGTATTTTACAAATCTAGGCGAGTTAGAAACAAAACTAAAAAGCTTTTCATTTAGAGTAAAAAAGGAGGATTGTTTGGATTTACCAGAAAAAATTTATACGAAACGTTATGTTGATTTAAAAGGAGACCAACAAACAGTTTATGATAATTTAAAAAGATATGCTCGGGCAGTCTTTGAAGATGAAGAAGCAACCTACACTAATAAACTCACAGAAATTTTAAAGTTACACCAAGTATGTTGTGGATATTTTGTGTCAGATGAAGGACTTAAAAGAGAAATAACTAATCCCAAACTAGAAGAATTACTAAACGTCATTGAAGAGTCAGATGGTAAAATTATTATATGGGCTAATTATATTTTTAACATAGAAAAAATTATTAATTTGTTAAAAGAAAAATTTGGTGAAGAATCAACAGTTGCTATATATGGTCAAGTTGGTGTTGAGGATAGAAAAAAGGCAGTTGATGATTTTCAGAACAACAGTAATGTCAGGTTTTTTGTCGGTAATCCAACAACTGGTGGTTACGGATTAAATTTAACAGAAGCTAAAACTGTTGTGTATTTTAGTAATAATTACAACCTTGAAGTTAGACAACAATCAGAGGATAGGGCGCATAGAATAGGGCAAAAAAATAATGTCACATATGTCGATATAGTAACAAAAGGCACGATAGATGAGTTTATTTTGAAATCATTAAAAAAGAAGTTGCAGATATCTGCTCAAACTTTAGGTGAAGAAGTTTTAGAATTTTTATAGAACAACTCTACTCTTTTAAACCATTTAGTTTCATACTCTGCTATGTCAGCATCTGTCATTTTAAATCCTTGAAATAACAAATCTTTTGTACAAACACATATTAGACCTTGTTTTATAGGACCAAAGTTTTTTTTATGTGCAAGTGAATATGCAGCTATTTGATATTTGTAGTCCTCTATCCACTCATCTTTTTTTGGTTTGTTAGATTGTTTAAAGTCAATAACTGTTGGTAAGTTATCATAAACACCAATTAAATCAGAGGATCCTGCCCACAAATTTTCATAATTTAAAGTAACTTCAGTGCCATATACCTGACTAAACTTGTCAAGATTATCTACAATTTTATGTGCCATCATTCTTGGTAAACTACCCTCAGGCGAAAGGTTTATATAACCCACACCTTTGCAATATTGTTCTAAAATGTAATGCATTTCTGTTCCGCGCACAGCTGCTTGGTTCGTGATCCGTGAGGCTTGGTCATAACCAACTCGTTGCCTCCATAAGTTAAGTGCTTCTCTTTTTTCTTGGCTTTGTGTTTTAGATAATATAGTAGTTACAGAGGGTACTTTATGATTTCCGACGTTATATGTTCTACCGGTTGGATCATCGTTCCTGGTAAATTCGTCATAATTATATTTTTTGTTAATAATAAAATCTGTTACACAAAAGTCAGATTCATTTCTTATTATCTTCATCGTCAGGTGCATATAGATTGTTAAAGGTATTTTGCCAATCCATATAACTATCGTCGCTCTCTGCACAATGCATCCATTGACTTGGTACGAAATCAGGTGCCCCACTACCAGTAACCCACATTGCTGGTGAAGTAACTCTAATTCTGTTATTTGGTAAAGCCACAATACAACCTTCCCAAGGACCGCTTGTTAATCTCAATATATGTGATTGTTTGTGTTGAGCAGGATCATCAGCTATTTCTGATTCTGTATAATCGATTGTCATATAATATTGACCTGTGTAAAACTCACCATCGATCTTACATAACCATGGACTTGATGATGTGCGATCATATTTTATTACAGCGTGATGGTGTGATGAACAATCCCATGGTTGTGCCAGATGAGTTTTAATGGGGGGAGGCATTTTATCTAATGGCTCATCTGCCACAAGAGCAGTGATAGGCATTCTTGCCCACATCGCTCCACCATGCGGATTTTCAAGTCTATTCTCTTCGTCTTCACAACCTGTGAATATGACCTGAAAACTTAAACAACGATCAGGAACAGTGTTTACTGCAATTACATTGGCGTGTAAAAACTCTCCGTGATACTTATTGTGATTATGTGTGAATTCTTTTCTTACCCATACCTTAAAATAGGGTATGTTACTGGTTAAGTATGGCATACCCCATAATAAGATTTAAATGAAAATTGGCAAGTTATTTATTTCATTTTGACAAGTTTATAGCCTTTTTTCTTTGCAGCTGATCTCATTGCTGCTAGACCCATGCTAGCTGTAAGAACTTTTTTAGCTCCGCCTTTTGCCATACCTTTAGCCATCATGCGACCACCCATGGCTTTCATCATTTTGGCTCCACCTTTAGCGTAACCTTTTGATTTCATCATGCGACCACCTCTTGCTTTCATCATTTTGGCTCCACCTTTAGCGTAACCTTTCGTTTTCATTCGTCTTTTGACCATTTTTTTTTCTCCTTAAGGTTTATTAGTTAACTTCGTTTATTTTAGTGTATTTTAGCCAGGTAGTAAACCATTAGAGGCACATTAAATCTCTCTGTATGAGCCTTAAAATCGGTCGTTTTTTGCCTAGTTTTTAAAAAAAGTTGTAT